AGTCCATTCCAGGCGATCTTTGTGCCCTGGTACTGGCAGGATGAATATCGGAAGCCGGCGGGTGGTTTGGTGCCGACTGACGAGGAAGAGCAGTTGATCCGGGCGTATGGCTTGGACAGTCAGCAGTTAGCGTTCCGGCGATCCAAGATTGCGGAGTTATCTGCTGACGGGATAGATGGGGCGTTTTCTTTCCGGCAGGAATACCCCATGACCGCGCAAGAGGCGTTCCAGGTCACTGGCGGAGATAGCCTGATTAAGCCGGAGCTCGTCGTAGAGGCCCGCAAAGCCAAGGTATTGGCGGTAGGCCCTTTGATTATTGGCGTCGATCCTGCGCGTTTTGGCGATGACAGGACGGCCATTATTCGGCGTAAAGGCCGATCGGCATATTTTTTAGAGACGTTCGAGCAGCGGTCAACGATGGAGATCGCCGGCATTGTTCATTCTATGATTAAAAACGAAAACCCTGCCCAGGTTGCCGTAGACGTTGGCGGCTTAGGTGCTGGTGTTGTCGATCGCTTGATGGAACTAGGGCATAAGGATGTGGTGGTGCCGATTAACTTCGGTAGTGCCGCATTGGATCCGAAAAGGTTTTTAAACCGCCGGGCGGAGATGTGGTGGTCAATGCGAGATTGGCTGGATGGCGATGTGCCGGTAATGATCCCGGATCGGGATGACTTGCATACCGACCTATGCGCCCCGCAGTACAAGTATGACTCTAACGCCAGGCGCAAGTTAGAGAGCAAGGACGATATCAAAAAGCGTGGGTATAGATCGACGGACTGCGCTGATGCGCTGGCTTTGACGTTTGCAGAGCCGCTTACTCAAAACGATTTCGACAACATGATTGAGCAGCCTACGATCGTAGACAAGGTTGCCGGCTACTAAAGGATTCTCATGCAAGAAGAGATGGAAGGTTATGGCGACGAGCTTATGTCTCCGCAAACTGCGGAAGAGCATGAGCTGGAGATCGCTGAGCGCCTTCATGTTTTTGCTTCTCGACTAAACAAGCTAGCGACAGAACAAGTCGCGAAGCGCAATCAGATCGAGCAACGGTGGCTGGACGATATTCGCCAGTACCACGGTGAGTATGCCTCTGATGAGGCGGCAAAGCTCGCCAGGGCCAAGGGCTCTGAGGTGTTCGTCAATATTACCCGGAACAAGACCAACGCAGCCGAAGCGCGGTTGCAGGATATGTTGTTTCCGACTGATGACCGAAACTTTGGGATTTACCCGACTCCGGTTCCAGAGCTCGATTACATAAGCAAGCAAGAGCCAGAGACGCCAGATCAGCAGACTGCTATCGAGGCGGCACGAAGCATAGTGGCTGAAGCTACGCAGTCAGCCATGCAGATGCAGGATGTAATTGACGATCAGCTTTTAGAGTCTCGATATCACATTAAGGCTCGCGACATCATCCACGATGCCTGCCAGCTTGGGACTGCGATTATCAAAGGCCCGGTGATTGTTGGCCGCACCAAAAAGCGCTGGGACGTTATGCCTGACGGCATGAGTGTTTTGCAGATTGTTGAGGCGCTGGAGCCAACGGTAGAACGGATAGATCCCTGGGATTTCTACCCGGATATGTCAGCCAAGACTATCTCTGAGGCTGAGTTTGTATTTGAGCGCCGTCGGCTGAGCAAAAAGCAGTTGAGGGACATGGCGAATTTACCGGGCGTCTTGGTCAGTCAACTTCGAGAGATTGTAAAGACCAGTGCTAAGAGCACTCACATTGCCAAAGACTTTACCGATGACATCCGAAACATTACCGGGATCAACACGGTAGGCGAGGGCAATAAGTACGAGATATGGGAGTACCACGGCCCTGTATCCAAGTCTGAGCTGATTGACGCTATGCGGATGTCAGACGACGAGATAGATCAAGAAGAGATCGACGAGCTGCATGACGAAGTAGAGGCTACGGTTTTCTTCTCCGGCGATCGTGTCATCAAGGTTGCCGTCAATCCTATGGATTCTGATGAGCGGCCATTCGCAGTGTTTAACTGGGAAAAGGATGAGTCCTCGATCTTTGGGTTTGGTGTGCCATGCCTGATGAGAAGCGCTCAGCGCGTCATCAATGCGTCCTGGCGAATGATGATGGACAACGCCGGACTGTCGGTAGCGGATCAGTTAGTTATTAACAAAGAGCTCCTTTATCCCGCTGATGGCACCTGGGATATGACTCCAAAAAAGATTTGGTATCTGCGCGATAAGACCAGATCGGTGCAGGAGGCGTTTGCATCGTTTGCTACGCCTAGCCATCAAATAGAGCTCGCTAACATTTTCACTATGGCGCGTCAGCTTGCAGACGAGGAGACAAATCTGCCGTTGATCGCCCAGGGCGAAATGGGCCCACACGTTACCAAGACGTCATCCGGTATGGCGATGCTGATGAACAGCTCAAATATCGTATTACGGAAGGCTGTGAAGAACTGGGATGACGATATCACCCGGCCGCTTATTACTCGGTTCTATGACTGGAATATGCAGTTTAACGAGCGGGCTGATATCAAAGGTGATTTTAGTATTGAAGCCCGCGGATCCGGGGCCTTGCTAGTACGCGAGAAGCAGCAAGAGAACCTGATGATTTACGCCAATATGTCTATGTCTGTGCCGGAGTTTTCTAAGCGCAGAGACTGGGCTGAGCTTGATCGAGAAATCGCTAAGTCGCTAGAGCTGCCTTATGACCAGATCACTTTGGATGAGGCTGACATTGCTGAGATGGAGCAGATGCAGGCTGAAATGATGGCCATGCAACAAGCCGATCCTGGTCAAGAAGCGGCGATGTTGAATATGCAACTCAAGCAAGTCGAATTGCAGTTACAGCAACAAAAATTAGAGTTAGAGGCTCAGAAAGCAAGCGCCAACATTGCCCAGGATAATGCAGAGCTTCAGACCAAGGCGGCGCTAGAGCAGGCCCGGTTGGAGCAAGTAGAGCGCCTGGAGATGTACAAGCTCGAGGTTCAAGAGCGCTTGAAGCTGGCTGAGCTCCGCACAAAATACACAATGAGCAATGAGCAGATGCAGACTCGCACTGCTGTTGATGTAGAAAAGATTAGAACTGATCGCGATAAAGCGGCGGCAAATACGAACGTCCGGCTAACCGACGCCTCGTTGCGCTCCCGCAATATCTCGAATGGTTTTGATACCTTTGGCTGATGATTGACGTTCATTCCGCCACTTGGAAGGCAATCGAAAAGTTTATCGCTAGCCAGCGCAAAGACTGCGTTGATTTTTTGATTGCCGACAGAGACTCAGATCAACAGCGTGGCGCGCTATTGATGCTTGAGCGACTGGAAGGTTTGGCACAAGCCGACCCTGACACCTAGAAACACACCTTAACTCACCAGGGCCTTCGGGCCTTTTTTTATGGCCGCTCGCGAGAGCCGCTAGGGATTTGTATGTCTGAAGAAAACACAGAGCAGTCTTTTGAGGATGCTTTCAATGAACTGGCAGATGAGTCTAGTTTGTCTGCTGAAACCACTGCAGAGCCTACGGGCGAGGAGAGTAACGATGCCGTATCACAAGGGCAAGAAGAAGAAGAAGAGCAAGCCGGGCGGGTACTAGCCCAAGAAGAAGCAGGGCCTGGGCAATCTGACGAAGAGTTTGATGAAGGTGTACAGATTGCGGCTTTGCAAGACGAGCTAAGGCAGTGGAAGCACAAATACAGCTCAGACCTTGGCCGTCAAAATGCTTATCAGCGCCAGTTAAAAGAGCGCGACGAAGAGATTGCAAAATTACGGTCGGCTCAGTCGACCAACCCCGGCATTGATGATGCCACCTGGGGAACCATCAAGCAGGATTATCCAGATATTGCAGAGGGTGTTGCGGCGTTTTACGAAACGCAAGCGCACAGACACCAAGCTGAAATTGATGCGCTTAAAGCGCAGTTAGCTCCGATCCAGGGTCAACTGCATGAGTCTTATGTAGCGCAACAGTACCAAATGCTTGCTCAAGAGCATCCAGATTGGAACGAGGTTGCCGCCTCACAGAAATTCAAAGACTGGGTTTCTATGCAGCCGCAAAACGTCCAAGAAATGATGAGCAGCGAACAAGCTGGTGACGCGGCATATTTGCTCCGCGTTTACAAAAATGAGACATCGGATGCCGCCGCGCAAACGATCTCAAGCCTGAAGCAGCGACGAGAGAAGCAGCTTCGACAAGGACAGAACGTCCCATCCAGGGGCGGTCGTTCTCAGCAAGTAATGCCGCCAGATGATGATTTTGAGGCCGCGTTTGACTACTTCGTTGAGAAAGACGCTCGCCAGTTTTAGCCGGCGAGATTCCACGGACTAACACCAAAGCAAGTGACGTAGAGCAGTAAACGCCGCGAAAGCCGCGTGTCGCTGTAATCCCTCATTGGCTCGGTGATCGGTCGATTGAACTTTTAATTTGCCAATCAGTGAACCTTCAAGGGGAGAAAATTTATGGCAACTTCTACTTACGCCAGCATTTCGCAGCGTACTAACGCTTTCGCCGCGAAAGAAATGCTTGCCCACGCTGAGCCAATCTTGTGTTTGAGCAAGTTTGGCATGACCAAGCCTATGCCCAAGAACAAGGCGAACGTAATTAAGTTTCGTCGCCCTGTGCCTTTGGCTGTAGCTACCACGCCTTTGACGGAAGGCTCACCGCCTACTGCGAAGGCTATGACCTACGAAGATGTAACAGTCACTCTGAGCCAGTACGGTGATGTTGTTGAAATCACCGATGTTGTACATGACCTGGCAGAAGATCCGGTTCTGAAAGATGCCGCTATGATGTGTGGTGAGCAAGCTGCAGAAACGATCGAAACCCTTATGTGGGGTGTTTTGCAGGGTGGAACCAACGTCTTTTACGCAAACGGCGCAGCTCGTAACGCAGTAAACACTGCTATTACGTTGAACAAGCAACGCGCCATTACCCGCCAGCTCAAGGCCAATCGCGGAAAGAAAGTAACTTCTATGCTTGCTTCTTCTGTGAAGTACAACACTCAGCAAGTAGCGGCCGCATTTATTGCGTTTGCTCACACTGATCTTGAGTCAGACATCCGCGGCCTGGCCGGGTTTACCCCGACTGAGCAGTACGGATCTATGCAGGCTCTGCCTTACGAGATCGGCAAGGTTGAGGATGTTCGTTACATCCTGACGCCTGTACTGAGCTCTATCGCTGACGCTGGTGGCGCTGCTGGTGGCAACTTCGTTTCTACAACTGGTTCATCTGCGGATGTTTACCCCGTTGTCTACGTTGCGAAGGACGCATACGGCCACGTTGCTCTGAAGGGTGCAGAGGCTATGACTCCCACCATCATCAACCCCGGCCAGCTCGATAAGTCTGATCCCCTGGGTCAGAAGGGCATGGTTGGTTGGAAAACCTACCACAAGGCGTTCATCGCTAACCAGTCTTGGATGTGCCGACTGGAAGTGGCAGCGACCGCGCTCTAAGTAACGAAAAGCAGTAATCACAGGGGGCTTCGGCCCCCTTTTTTATGGGGCTGGCAGGCAGGCAAGACGTTGCCACGCGAGGCGAGTATTCGCGCCTCAGTTAAGGCCGCACAAGGTACGTTGAGGGAATACCCATGCGCTTGTGTCAGCCCCGCCTTTTTTAAGCCGCCTACGGGCCGCAGGAGATCAGTATGTCTGAAGTCAATCTATACAACCTAAGTGTTGAGGAACTGAAAGAGCAAGCAAGAATTCTTGGCATTGTCATTCGCGGCAATCCCAGCGCAGATACTTTGAGAGATCGCATCCGTGCCGCAGTCAACATCGAGCCGGCAGAGGGATTTGAGCCTCGCGCAGAGGAAGCGCCCGACAGAAAGAAGGACTGGAAAACAGTGGTCATTTCTGAGGATGAAAGAGATCAGCAACCAGTTTTTGTCGGGGTAAATGGCAAGTCGTATTGGATCCGGAGAGGTGAGCCGGTAAAGGTTCCCCCGGAAGTAGTCAATGTTCTTCACGACGCAAAACAGGCTGTATGGAACGGCAAGGATGGAGTCACAAAGATGGTTCCAACCTATCCATTTCGCGTAGAGGGCTAGTATGAATTTTTTGGATCTTTGCCAGAGATTAGTGCAAGAGACGGGCATTGCTGATGATGGCCCGTCTACTGTTACTGGTCAGACTGGTGATATGGGCCGGGTTGTTAATTGGATAAATGACGCCTGGCTAAAGATCCAATCAATGAGGGCGGACTGGAATTGGGCGTGGGGCACTGGCACAGCGACACTGACTGCTGGCACCTACACTATTACGCTGCCCTCCACAGTAGAAACGATTAAGCGCGTGTCTCTCGGGCAGTCATATCTTCAGTCTGAGGACTACAACGATTTTGCCGATGCGTACCGCAAGATCCAGGATGGCGATCCGTCTATCTGGTCTATCCGGCCAGATGGCGTATTGGTTTTTAACGCCAAGCCTACTGAAAACAAAACTGTCACATACGAGTCATTCGCCACGCCATCGAAAATGGTTGCGACGACTGACGCCCCGGCCTTGCCCGATCGATACCATATGCTGATCGTTTACGAGGCATTGCGGTCATACGCTCAGTTTGACGAAGCGCCAGAGCTGGAAAAGCGGGCGTTTCTGTATTTCGAGGAGATGCTTGCAGACTTGGAGCGAGATCAGCTTGCTCGAATAGTCGCGCCAGAGGCGCTTGCGTGAGCATACAGCTTGAGTATTTCCCGGCGGTAGGGGGGTTGAACCAAGAGGCACCACCTCTCTCCTTGAAGCCTGGTGAGCTTGTAGACGTTGCAAACTATGAGTGCCTGCCAAATGGCGGGTATCGTCGCATTTTTGGCTATACGTTGTATGACGGCCAAACCACGGCGTCACAGGCGGTTCCCGGGACTGGCCCGGTCAAGGGTGTGCATATTTATCAGGGCGATGTTTATGCGATCCGCGAGGATGGCACAAACGCTCGGATGTACAAGGCAACCAGCAGTGGCTGGTCTGAGGTTAATTCGGCAAAAACGTGGTCGTTGAATGGCACGTTTAGGTTTGCGAACTATAACTTCCAAGGCCAAGACGCCAGCCAGAAGATGTATATCGTCAATGGCATTGACCAGGCTACTGAGTTTGATGGCGTGACGTTTACGTTAATCTCAACTGGTGCTACTCAGGACAACCCATCGCTTGTAGTGGGATACAAAAAGCATTTAGTGCTGGGCATTCAGTCCTCTTTGCACATTTCCGAGATTGGCAATCCGGGCGGTTACACGGTGGGCGGCGGCGCGGCTGAAATTGCTGTTGGCGACACGCTGACCAACCTCAAAGAACACTCGAGTGCTTTGATTGTTGGCTGCGAGGATTCAACCAAAACGCTTTACGGATCGTCCTCGCTGGATTGGCAGCTTGATGATTTAAACAAAGCCGGCACATACAGCGGCACAATGCAGTCGATTGGCGGCCAGGTTATTGGCCTTGACCGCCAGGGCTTGATGAGCCTTGCGGCGGCACAGCAGTACGGCAACTTTGCGTATGCCTCAATTTCTGGAAAAGTCAAAACGCTGATTAAGGATTACTCCGAAACGTCAGTGAGCGTTCTGAACCGAGCGAACGGTCAGTACCGATTGTTTCATGGCAAAGACGGCCTGTATTTCGCCTTCAATGGCCCGGAGCTGATTGGCGTAACCAAGACGCGATTTCCGCATCAAGTGAAGTGTGCGGCATCTGCTATTGATGAAACTGAAACAGAGATCAGTTTTTTTGGTGATGAGTCCGGGAACGTCTACAAGATGGATACCGGGTACAACTTTGGCGGCACAGCGATCTACGCCTTTGTGCTCACGAATTTTACGGCGTACCAGGGCCCGACATTGCGTAAGCGGTTCCGTTTGGTACAGCCCGATATACGGGTAGAGGGACAGCCGATACGGGTAGGAATCCGGGCCACGACAGAGTATGGCCTGGGGGAAGCCTCGAGAGGACTGTCATCGCTTTTGTATACCGCCCCCGGCTCTTTGTACGACATTTCTGAGTGGGATGAATTTTCCTGGGGCTCTGCATATTCCAATGACGCGAAGGTACGGGTGTCCGTTACCGGCGCGAATATGGGCGTTTACATCGCCACAGACGGTACAGAAAACGCTGTTCACACACTGCACGGTGTAACCCTGCATTACTCCCCCAGGAGGCTTTTACGGTGACAAACAACTACGTCCCGACAGTTTCGGATCTATTGCCAGGAGAGCTGGCAAGATCAGCGGATATCAATACTCGCTACGGCCATGTAGTTTCTGGCTTTGACAAATTGCCGGCACCTTTAGCAGTGGGCCAAGGTTTTTCGGATCCTGTCCCGGTTGGGGCACCTACTTCTAACGACCATGCAGTAACCAAGCTGTATGCTGATACGACTGTTACTGCAAGCGCAATAGCGGCGGCAGTCCCTGCGGCTGAAACTGCGGCTCTTGCGGCGGTAGCTCCAGAAGTAACAAATGCGGCGACGAGCGCCACTAATGCCGCAAACAGCGCTACCGCTGCGGCAGGCAGTGCTACGACTGCAAGCAATCATGTTACGACCGCGCTAGGACACGCAAATGCTGCGGCGACCAGTGCGACTAACTCTGCGAATTCTGCGAGTGCGGCCGCGACTACGCTGAGCGACTTCCAAGCCAAGTACCTGGGTGCCTTTGCAAGCGCACCGTCTACGTCAGGGGTTGCAGAGGGTGCGATCTACTGGAACAGCACCTTAAACCAACTGTATGTGCTGGATTCTGGCTCATGGAATCAGGCCGCGTTCAATGTAGCCGGCGCTGTATTAGCGGCAAACAATCTGAGCGACCTGTCCAATATCGCCACGGCGCGCACGAACCTGGGGTTAGCTATCGGAACTGATGTTCTGGCCCACGATGCGAATTTGCAGGCGTTTGTCACTGCGCTAAATCTGCCTACCGCTGACGGAACTCCCGGCCAGGTAGTCATTACGGACGGTGCCGGGCAGTTAGGCTTCAGCACGATTTCTGGCGGATCCTCAGATGGCAGCGCTGTTGGCGGCGGAGCACAGGCTTATCAGGTGCTGACCACGCCGGAAGGCGCTTTTGTATTCAAAGAGACTTACAGCATTACTCCTGCGACGCTGACCGTTACAGGCACTTACCAGGGCTTTACCAGTGCGAATACCACGCTTCATGTGTCAGATGTTCCTGCGATCGCAAAGGATGGCAGTTACATAGATGAGTCGGAATCGGTTACTTCCGGCCATGTTTTTTATCAGATCCTGCACATCGCAGATGCGGCTACTTACACGGTTACAGCGAGTGGCACGGTGCAAGGCGTTGATGCCGCTCCTGCTCTGGGCGCGTCATCTGATGCCGTTCGCTCAAGCGGTGAGCTCATTTACTTCGGACTTATATAGAGGTTTAGCCAATGGCTTCACGAACATCCACGATTTTGCAGGCAAAAAGGGGTGCTCTTTTACACACCAATACCAGCACTAGCGCGCAATTGATTAGTGTCAATGCCGTTTCAAACACCACAACGCTCAATCCAAAATTTTCAATGCTGGTACACAATGCAAATAACGCCCAGCTAAATTTTCCTGAAAAGAAATACAGCATGGTGTGGACAGACCGCACGATTGATATCGACATACCCAACAAGGGGGCTACGGTTGTTCAGAATACACAGAATGGCTTTACTTACTTAGGCTCGGGGGGAACCCCTTTTGAAACCACTGTCGCCAACACCCGCTGGTCTTGCCGATTTCAAACCTATGATCCCTGGATGCTTCAGAAGCCTTCAGAGTATGGCAATGCAAGTGACATTATTTGCGGCTTTGGTCACGTTTATCAGCAGCAGGCGAATTACATTACTAATGTATTAGATAGCAAATCGAATTTTGCTCAGTATTTTGCATATTCCGGCAATAACGCTGATCGGAATTTTGGTGCCAGCCTCAGTTACTATGATCGTGGGATTGTCATTGACCAACACACTGGCGCGTTTTTAGGCTACAACTCTCAGAATTATGCCTCTGCCGGGATGTTTATCGTTGGTGGAGGCACCCACTCAACTGCAAACCGTAGTAGCGACAGCGGTATTTATAACGCCCAGGGCGGCTCTCAAGACGCAGTAACCTATTCCTCAAATTCTTATACAAAACCACATATGGTGGCTGACGGTGGCTTAATTTGCGTAAGCGGTTGGAGAAATGCCTCTACAGATTTTCTTTGTATGTTTCCTTTCGGGCGGGGCGAGTGGGGCGGAACCCTCCCGGCAGATAAAACGGCCTTTGTTAACACCTCCAGTGGCGCGCAGTTTCTCGGGACCCCCGCTAACTTCAGTTACAGCAGCTATTCGACCTGGATGCAAACAGCTACCAATTCGTTCGAGTGGATGAAGTACAACAAAACGACGGATAGATATTATTTCTGTTTTTCTACAGGAACTGCCGATGAGGCTGGCATTTGGGAGGTTGAATGGGGGAAATTTTCTAGCTCTGCAGTAGCTACCTGGGGAGATTCAGGATCTGGGCCCGTAAGTAACTCGCTTGCAAACCCCAACATAGCTCAGTTTTCAAAGTGGAAAAAGGTGGCCGAATTTCCCGCGGGCGTTGCCAAAATGACGATACCCGCAAAGGTGGGCTCGTCTTTGTGGGTTTCGTATAGTGTTGGCGGCAATTACGCCGGAACCGCCCCACTGTTTTCTACTGACTTAAAGACCTGGAAATCGGCCTCAGAATTTATTGATGGCAGTTATGTTTTCCAGGCCAACACTACCGACTCTCCCGAAAAAGAATATTTCGTAAACAGTGCCACAGGAGAGGTTGTTGAGGTGGTTACTGGATTTGCAAATATTGTCCAATCGGGACTGCTCGAGAAAGAGACAGCAGTTGGGAACTACACCCGCAACGGATTGATTATTAACTCCGGCGATTCTGTCTATGCAGAAAATTTAGATGCCGCCGCAGATATTTCTATCACCATTACTGAGGTGGCTATCTAAATGAGCAGAGCTATACGACTCAATAGCGCTGCGGGTGGAATTGAGGCCAGTGTAGGCTCCAGTGGCCTGACATCCTCTGACGTTAAAACTCTCATAGCGCAAAACAGCGAGTGGGTTTTGGATACTCAAACTAGATACTCATCCGCGCAGTCTTATCCTTTTACGATTATTCCCAGCGTTGATTTTGACAACGTGCAAGCCTACCGCGTGATTATGAAAAACTGGGGGGGCAGTTCCCAGGGTTACTGCTACCTCAACATTCAGAAAGGCTTATCCGGTATAAGCGGCACAACCCAGTGGCAATATCAAATCTACAGAGATTCTGCGTCTCCCTACGTTAGTAGCAATACAAGTTTTTCCGGCAGTGATCTTCAGCTTTCAGCGGGGCAAACCGACGCTATCGAAGGCTCAAACTGGCGCGAAATGACCATTTGGATCAATAAATTAAACGCACCAAATAACGGCCGTAGGCAGTTTAGCGTTCGCCATGAAAATGGAATCCCTGCTGCCTCGGGCTATCAAACTTTTAGAAAAGTCACGGATCACCATCTGGTTGCGGCTGCAGATTTCGATGCGTTTGGTATTGGCTTTACAGGATCAGCCTCCGCCAGCCCATCGTCACTTTACGGAGATAGCAATATCTACGTTTACAAAAAACTTCGCGTCCCCGCGAGCTAATTTCAACATAGGAACTAACCATGTCTAAGATTATTGTAGATCAGATTCAGAAGAATGGCGGGGACGTACTGACTCTGCCCGCTACTGATGCCACAGCAAACAACCAGGCGCTTGTCGGGTCAACTACCGGGGCGCTTACATTTTCGCCTTTGGCGTTGCCTGCGTCTGATGGCGCTGCAAACAAGCCTGTTACAACCGATGGTGCCGGACAGCTTCAATTTGGCGGATTCGCCCTGCCCACAGGAGCCGGAAATAACGGCCAGGTATTAACAACCAATGGCACTGCCGCGTCATGGGCAAGCGCCTCACCAGGATTGCCAGTCGACAGTAATTCATCCTTACTTATCGGGACGGTTGAAACCCAAACTGCTCGCGGCAACACCTACTCCAGTGGAGGCTGGTCTAGCACTGACTCGAATGGCAATAACTATTCACCGGAAAACGCTTTCAACAACACCAATGACGATGTTACCTGGAATTTGTTTTTGGGAGATGGCGACCCCCATCTGACCACAGGCACTAAAATGTTTGCCAACAACTACTTTGGATCTAATGTGAGGGTAGCTGTTTTTGCTCACAACAATCGCGTGGGCAACTGGTATAAGCACTACGAATATAACCAAAACTCAACCAGCTATGGCGGTCATACCTTTAGGGTTTTGCCAATCAGAAACAGTAGCAATGCTGCTATTAACGTCACAGTTAAAGCTAAATGCTCGAGTTACACAAGTAATCAGGGCACCGCCATTGGTTATTACACTCCTTCTGGCTCTGGAACTTTGTATTCGCAGCAGACGGGTGGATCTTGGACGTCGCTGAGCGTTTACTCTTCTAATAATGTTGACTACGACCACGGAGCCCAAACCGTGCCGGTGCCTGCTAACACCACGGTGCTGGTAATGCTGGTATCTACTCACTCTTACCAGACAACCTACAAATTCCCGGACACCAACCAGTTTTACGATTTGGCTACGACCTTTTCTGATTCAAGCATTTTTTGCGATATCAGGATCCTTTCTGCATTGCAGACTGCGCGATGTGTCACTGCAGCAGATAGCGTGAACTACCCCTACACCATTTACACCGCGGCCGCGGCTTTATACGGAGATCGATAATGGCTGTTTCATTTGCACAATTTGATAAGTCTGGGGCTTGCGTTGCAATGTCTGCAACCACGCGAGACGACTTCGAGAGAGTCGAGTTTGCCGTGGGCGACCAGATTAAAAAGAACTCGGATGGTGACGTTGTTGCCTTGACTGATGATGAGATCGCGGCGATTCAATCCGCTGCTTTCTCTGACTTCGGTGAGATACATAACCGCAACCTCCGCAATCAGTTTCTTGACGAGTCTGACTGGGTTGTTGTTAAGGCAATGGAAGAGGGCGGCGTTGTTGATGCTGACTGGGCCACTTACCGTCAGGCGCTTAGGGATCTACCTACCCACGCAAACTGGCCTTTACTAGAGGGTGCTGACTGGCCGACACAGCCGGCATAAATCCTTCCCCCACTCTAGCGTCTTGTAAAGGAGCAGATAATGCCGACAACCGGAATGTCCTTCATGGGCAGGCGTGGCGGTGCCCGCAGGATAGATGATGAAAAGCTGGAGCTTCCAGCACAAACGCCTGTCGCACCCGGCACATCCATGCCTGCTGGCTTGCTTAATAGTGGTATGTCATCGCCCAGGGCATTTGTCTCGGCTAACGGTGAGCCGTCTGCGGCACCAAGCCCGCAAGATTTTGTCAATCAGGCTTATCAAAACCTGTTAGGCCGGGCCCCGGACGCTGGTGGGGCTGAATACTGGACTGGCTTGCTCCAAGGCGGTGCGTCAATGGCTGACATTGGCAAGGCAATCGCTAACTCTCCAGAGGCTATTGCATACCGTGAAAGCCAGTTCGGCCAGCCTGGGGAGACATCTGCGGCCCCTACCCCACAAGCAAGTTCCGGCGCAGCTAATGCGTTTAACGCTCAGCTAGCTTCCGCGCAAAACCAAACCGCGCAAACCGCGCAAACCGCACAAACCGCACAAACCGCACAAACTGCCGAAAATGCTCAAACTAATCAGCAAGCAACTCAAACAGCTTCCGGCGCAACCAGTGCTTTCAACAATCAGATTGCCGCCGTACAAAACCAAACTGCGGCTTCTGAAACGGCAGTAGCGGATGTAGCGGATGGTTCTGCTGGCGCTGGATCTGATGCTGTTGGGGCGTATGAGCTTTCATCTCAAGTCGCTAGATTCTATCAGCAGTATCTGGGGAGAGCGCCACAGCAAGAATATTTAGATCAGTGGGTTGCATCTATTGCAAACGGTAGTGCAACGCTGGGTGACGTTGAGCAGGCGATCGCTAACTCTCAAGAGGCGCAACAACTTGCACAGGCTGGAAGTGACGGTGTAACAGCAGATGAGGTTCAAGGTCTTTATCAGTCGCTTCTTGGTAGGGACGGAGCAGATGGGTTTGTCCAGGGCTGGGTTGATTCCGGGATGTCGCTCGCAGAAATCGAGCAAGCGATTAGGCAGTCGCCTGAGTTTTTGGGCGCGCAAAATGGCGGTCAAGATAGTTCAGGCGGCGATGACTCCGAAACATATGTTTCAACGGATGGGCTGACTTACAACATCAATACGCTGTACGCGATTGCTGATGGCCTGAAGAGCAATCTGTTGACCGCGCAAGAGGCGGCGGGCGTCATTGGCGTGACCGTGGAGCAGTTAATTACCGCCCTGGGGCCATTAGATCAAGCAGCGGCTGAAATTGCTGGTGCAGGCGATACGACAGGCGAAACCGGAGCTGGCGGTGATTTTGATGAAGCAACTGCCACAGATCAGATTAAAGGTTTCTACCAGAGCTTTTTGGGCAGGGATCCTGCGCCAGAGTTTTTAAATCTTTGGCTGGACGAGATGAGGAATGGCGCGACTATTGAAGAAATACGCGCCGGAGTAACTAACTCCCCAGAATATGAGGCGATTGCGACAGACGCCATCACTGGCTTTTATCAACAGCACCTTGGCAGACAGCCAGCTCCTGACGGTCTTAATACCTGGCTGAACCAAGCTAGAGCAGGAGTTAGCCTAGAAGAAATTAGGCAGAGCATTATTGATTCGCCAGAGGGTCAGGCTTACCTAAATTCTCAAAACAATGGCGGCACTGATAATACTGGCAATACAGGCGATACTGGCAATACAGGCGATACTGGCAACACAGGCGATACTGGCAACACAGGCGACTCCGGTAACAACGGTGATACTGCTACGCCGGATCTAACCCCATCGCAAACTACAGCACAGCAAGCAGTCGATCAAACTGAAACGTATGTTCCGACCACCGTAGATGATAGCGGCCAAGCTGAAGCAGTTTCTGCAGAAGTTGCCCAGAGAACGGTTACCGATGACGAGCTGGTGGAAAGAAGGCTTGAAGCCTTGCTCGAAAGTGATAACCCGCTGTTAGCAAGAGCCCGTACCCGCGGGATGCAAATGGCTAATGCCAGGGGATTGCTTAATTCATCTATAGCAGGCCAGGCGGCTGAAGAGGCCGTTTACAGCCAGGCTTTACAGATCGCACAGCAAGATGCTGACACTTTCCGGCAGGCGGCATCCCAGAATGTGAACGCTCAGAATCAAGCTAATTTGCAGGATGCGTCTCTTGGCACCAACGTCAATATCTTCAATGTTGGCGAGCAAAACGTCACCAATCGCTTCAATGCTGAGTCTGTAAACGAAGCCGGTCAGTTCAATGCGAACCAGGCAAACATTGCTCTGCAGAATTTCTTGCAACGTGAAAACGCACGAATCATGCAAGAAGATGACCAGATGTTTACTGCCGAGCAAAACGCGGCAGATCGGATTCTCAGAGAGGTATTGCAATCGCGTCAATTTGATTTCCAAAGCTCAGAAAATGCTTTGGACAGAGAATTGCAAAGTGCGTTGCAGGCCAATCAGTTCGCGTTCACTGGCAGTGAGAATCAGCTTGACCGAACATTGCAGACAGACCTACAGCGAAATCAGTTTGGTTTCCAAGGCACTCAAAATCAGCTTGACAGGCAATTCCAAAGCTCCGAAAGAGCGCTTGACCGAGCCTTGCAAGTGTCTCTGCAGGATGATTCCCAGGCGTTCCAGCAGTTTATGCAGGATAACCAGAACGCATTTGCCGCAAGCGAGAACGCGGCAGATCGCGCCTTCAATGAGTTAATGCAAAACGACCAGCAGGCATTTTTGCAGTATATGCAGACAAACGAGCAAGATTGGAGAGCAACGGAAAATGCCCTTCAGCGAGATTTCCAGTATTACTCAATCAATGCACAAGCTGCCTCAAGCGTTATGTATTCAACAATGGAATCTATCGCGTCAATTTATGCTGATCCTAATTTAACTTCCGCTCAAAAAACTGCGGCGACCACCAACGTCTTGAACGTAGCGACATCAATGCCACAGCTATTAGGCACAATCGCTTCAAACTTGCCGCCACCTGGACAAGACTCCGAAACGGACACTCAGGATCCAAACTCCGATACAAACACTTCGGGGGATAGCACTAACAATGGGACTGGAACTAATACAAATGCGGGCGGGAATAACCAGACTTGGGATCCAACCGGCACTGGATCTAACGCCGCCGGGTATACCCCTGTTGCCAACACAAACGGCTCACTCTTTATTGGCCCGGATGGGCGCTATTACCGCCTAGAGAACGGTCAATATGTACCGATCAACCTTCCAGGTGGAGTCCCATAAGGGCTGAATGATAAGAGCCGCTACGCTGGCTGATGTGCCGGCGATTGTAGACATCGCAGTAGAGTCGGTTTCTCAAAATCCACTCCCAGTCCGAATCTGCCGTGATTCGATGGCAGAGACAGCTAGAGAGGCTATTGCCGGAAACCAGCATTTTGTCTGGGTTTCTGAGATCGACGGTGAAGTGGTGGCCGCAGTTGGTGCTATGTCAGAGCGCTCATTCTGGTACGAGCGTCAGCAGTGCAGTGTGATGCTGTACTACACCAGGGTGCCGGGCGAGGGCGTCAAGCTCCTCAGAGAGTTTGGCAAGTGGGTGAAGTCTCGCCCGGTCATCAAAGTCGCAGTAATTGAAATGGAACCGGACACAGATCCCCGGCTGTTGAAGCTGATGGGCAGGATTGGTTTCTCCCGAATTTCTATGAATTGCACCTATGTGCGAGGTCAGCAATGAGTAAGGTCGTTAAAAAAATTGGAAAGGCCGTTAAAAAGGTCGTGAAGGGCGTCGTGAAAGGCGTCAAGAAGGTCTGGAAAAAGATCAAGCAATCCAAGTTTCTGAAAATCGTAGCTATTGCCGCCGCGGTTTATTTCGGAGGTGCTGCCCTTATGGGCGGGATTGGAGGGATGGGGGCCGGAGCAGGAGGCTTTATGGCCGGCGCTAAGGCCGGCGTAGCATCCGCTTGGGGAGGCATCACGGGTGCTGGTACTGCACTGGCATCTGGAAACATTGCTGGAGCTGGTAGCTCTTTAGCGAGTGGTTTGACAGGCGCTAAGGCGGCTGGTTTAGCAACAGGAGCAAATGCGCTTACCCCTATTGCCGTGACTGCGACCAAAGTAGCGCCGGCATACGCTGGTGCGGCAGGGGCTACTGGTGCTACTGGCACGGGTGCGGCGACTAGCGGGAATTACTTACTAGGAGCCTCTACAACCGCCCCGGCCACTGGTGGGAATTACTTGCTAGGAGCCCCTGCAACGGCTCCTGGGGCCGCTCCCGGGGCCGTAGGGGGATCCTCTACCGTAGCATCAACAGCGCCAGCCGCGGTTGCGCCAGCGGCCGCTACTCCGGCCGCCACTCCGGCGGCGACTACTGGCAACTATCTGACGGGCACATCGGCATTGCAAACGTCTACGTCTAGCCCTGGCTTGCTCGGCAGGGTTGGCAGTGGGATTGCGAAAGGTTGGAATAGCCTCGGCCCATACGGGAAGGCAGCGGCGGTTATGGGCGGCGGGCAGATGTTGTCCGGCGGTATTGCCGCATGGCAGCAAGACAAGGCGGCTAGAGAGGCGTTGGCCGCTTATCAGGCCAACATGGGATCACCGATTGTTTTCCCTGTTTATAACCCGGCGACAGGTAAATATGAAAACCCGTTGCTATCTGAAGATGGTGGGGTGGCTTGATATGGCTGGATTACTAGAAGCACAGGGCCAAAGCACGGGCCCCAACGATTCTGGCGCTGGATCCCAGTTTGATGATCCGGCTCTCGAGCAAGCGATTGAGTATTTAGGACAGCGACTGTATGCAGAGGATGTTGCTATAGAGATCGCCAAAGTCGTTGAGAAGTCTCCGCAACCGCAACCCAAGATACTTGCCGAAATAGCCTACCGGCTTGCTGAAACATCCGACGTTGAAACTGATGGTGATATTAAAGAAGAAAATCTTTCAGTTATCGGCATGGTGGCCTTGAACGAGGTTGCAGAGATCGCTGAGCAAGCGGGGATGCAGATTACCCCGGCTGACGTATCTGCCGCATTTCAAGAAATGGTGTTGATTTTTGCTAGAGAGCAGGGATTGCCTAAAGCTCAGATAGAAACTTTGGCTGCATCTATGCGCCAGGTTGATGATGCCGAGTTGGCACAAGGAGCCCAGGCTCTGCCAGATAATTTTGACGAACAGATCCCGGATGAGGATGTCCCGGTCGGTGACGAGAACGCCGAAGTAGGCGCAGAAAATAACCAGCAAATGATGAGAGTCTGATATGAGCGCGTTTTTGGGTGGACTATTGGCTGGTGGCGCTCAAGCGCTGACCACGATTGGCACCGCTATGTTCAGCGATGCGATAGATCAAAGGAAGCAAGAGCGCCTGCAAGCTATTCGCGACAAGGAATATGACAGAGCGAGGAAAGACCAGCTCGCTGATTACCAGAGGGCGCGCACAGACCAGTTAGCTGATGTTTCCTCACAGCGCAAATTCCAGAAGGGCTTGCTGACTGAACAGAGAGCCTATGACGATCAAGTTCGCAACACTGAATTTGGTCAGCAAGTGGCGTTGCAGACGCTGGGCGTCAACGCGCAAAAGGCATTACTTGATTACGGCCAGAAGTTCCCGCAGTCGTCCATCGGCCAGCTAATTGCCGACAGAGATAAGTTTGAGCCTGGTACAGAGCAGTACGAAATCTACGATCGAGCAATCCAGCAATCGCAGATTATTTCTAATACCAACCAATTCACCGGAGCCATTAGCCTCGGCATCCCAGTTTACGAGGATGGCAAGCTGACTGGAGTTAGAGAGGTGGCTACGTTTGGCGGGATTGGTGACTTAGTCTCGCCAAGTTCTTCAGTTGGTAGGGAGCCGCCCACTCCTCCTCCCTCACCAGGGATAAACGATTTGGACGCGCCGGCAGTGCAAAATGCCATCGATCAGATTGAATCCGCACTCGACTCAGGTAATTTGCGGGGAGCGACCAGGCCGCAGCTTGAGTCGCGTCTGCAAGAGCTTAGGCGGCGTTTAGAAAGGCTTAACTCGCAAGCGGCAAATCCGGGGTTTAGCGCTTTTAGCGAGAGTTTTGCTCAGCGCTAGTCGATAACCAGCCGGGGAGTACCCCGGTATCTCCAACTCTTATTTGAATCCTTCATTAACCTAGAGGGACGGCCCCTTATGGCTAAAGCATACGACCCGTTCGACTTTTCTGGCCAGCAAACAGTCGGACGGCAGACCGCATATGACCCATTTGATTTCTCAAATGAGGGCTCTATCGGCGGCGACTTTGGGGCGTCGATCTTAGGCGGAGGCAACGCCCTGGTATCTATGGTGGGTGGCCTTTACGGCCTGGCTACTGGCGACATGGATAACCCTGTTTACCAGTGGGCGCAAGAAAATAGAGCATCGCTCGATGCAATGAAGAGCGACGATCTGAAGATGCGCGAGAGGCGCTTGCAGGAGTCCATCAATTCGGCTGACGGGTTTTGGGATCAAGCAGCTACTGCCGTTTGGGGCACAGTCACTGACCCGTACCTCATGGCGAATATGGTGCTTGAGCAATTGCCTTTGCTGTTGACCACAGGCGGAGCTGGCCTTGCTACCAGTGCCGGAGCAAAAGCATTAGGCGCTGGGACAAAGGCCGCAATCAGATCGGGTACAGCAGGAGCCGCCGCGACAGGCGGTGCGATGAACGCGGCAGATATTGCCACGGGCACATACGAGCAAATTATTTCCTTGCCTGATGAGATATGGGCCGGCAACGAAGAGTTCATGAATCGATCTCTCGAGATCGGTGCTGATGAAGCCAAGGAAGAGATTGCGCTACGCCAGGCGAGGATCACTGCCGGGATCGTGGCTCCAATCTCCGCGGCTACTACATTCTTGCCAGGAACGATCGAAAGAACCGTTGTGGGCGATGTCGGCAAGGGCGGACTGCTACGAGGCTTCGGACGCGGGCTTGCGGGCGAGGGCATACAAGAGGTCGCGGAGGAAGGCGGCGGTCAGCTTGTCAGCAATCTTCTGGTTGGCGGCGTCGATCCAAACCAGGATCCTTTAGAGGGTGTCGGCGGGGCGGCTGGTACAGCCTTTGCCCTGGGTGGTGCGATCGGTGGCGTTGGTGGCGGTATAAGCGGTGCGCTTAGATCCGACTACGATCCATTTGCCGGCAAGGAACCCGGCCAGGTATTAGAGGAATTGCAGGCTCGCGCTGCTTCTCTTAACGCCAGGATCGAGGGCGGGTTAGGTGCTGATGCTGCTGAGCTACAGCGAGCCGCGCTCGAGGCAGATGCCAAGCAAGCCAGCCTTGCTTTCCCTGATTTTACGTTTGACCTGGGCTCCATTCTCGACCCTATCTCAGTGGCCGCTAGAGCGGGCCAGGCTGAAGCTAGAGCGCAGGGCGGGGATGGGTTAGACCAGGCTACTAACGCGGCCGCACGGGCCTCTCAAGCCGCCTCACAGCCTCGCACAATAGAGACACCCACCACTCAAGCTGTCATTGAGACAGACTCCCCTCAGATCGCTGACACTCTCGAGCAGCAAGTCCAGGAAACCGAAGCCCGCCGGCAAGAGCAAATGGCTGCGCTTACTCCAGGCGTGGATTTGATTGCATCCCTCCGGGCCAGTCTCAACAAGGCCATCATTACCGCAAGACGCGAGCAGAGAGCCCTGGGCGATAGCGACCCACAGCAAACCCAAGAGCTCGAGGATGACATTTCCCGTTTGCAGTTTGGGTTGACCAGGCTGCAAGAAGCTCAACGGTATGGTTCTGAAGGCAACTCCGCTGCTATCCCGCCAATACTTTCTCAGGTCAGAGACATTGCGGCCCGGCCGATCCTTTCCCCAGAGTTTGGTCGCCGTCAGTCGTTTGACTATGTAAACGTACTTGAAGGCGAGCTGATGCCTCGCATTGATGAAACCATCGAGCTGTATCAGCAGGCCGGGGTAATACCCAGGACAGAGCGGCCCGCCTTGCGAGCTCCGGCAGACTTTGAAGTGGATCCTGCCGGCGAGACGAGAAGGCCGCGCTCCACTACTCAGCAAGCCGATATTCCAGACATTCGAGCCAGAGATAATCTGATTGAAGATCAGAACATTATCTATGGAGATCAGCCGGCACCTGAACCAGCTCCCCGCCCCACGATGGATTTTGCCGTTGATCGAGAAGGCAATGTTGCCGGGACGCCTAATGAGGTAGCGGCACGACGAGGCGTTCCCACGGCTCCGATGCTAGGGGTGGATGTCGAGGATCGACCCAGCACTCAGATTCTACGCAAAGCTAATGGTGAGTCTTATCCGACCAGGCAATCTGCATCCGCTGCACTGACTCGCGTGAAGCGCGAAAACCTGGATTACAACTGGGATGTTATCGAGGACGGTGCTGGCTTTGCTCTTCAAGGTAGATTGCCAGAAGGCTTGCCGCCGAGAGAGGTGGATATCCAGTCTATCCGGGAGACTATGCGGCCTGGCGCTGGCGTGATCGATGAGCAGGGTCGCGGTCTGAGCAGGGAAGAGCAGGCATTGCGAGCGGCCCAAGACGCAGAGGCTGAAATCCCGGTTAGAGATAATGTGGTTCAGATCCCGGTTGATTACCGTCCTGCAGACGCACCTAGAGATGCTGAGACAATCGATGCGGAAATCGCAGAGGTGGATAAGGCGATCCGGGCTATTAATCGTGGCACTACCCGCGGGGGCTATAACGCAGATACTGACCTATTCAGCGCAATTAAAATGATGGGCGGGATTAAGACGTCAGATGCCCGTAGCGAAGATTTCAGTGTGAGCGGGCAAGGCGTTCCGAGCGGGCTGTTCAAGGCGAACGGAAAGACGTTCGATGAGCTTACAGAGCTCATGCAAGAAGCAGGCTACCTGGTAAGAAGCGGTGATTCCTATGACGCCCAGGTTGGAGATGCAAACCGCACTATCGACATTATCCGTGATGCCATTTTTCAATGGCAAGAAAACAAGGATTTAACTTTCCTCGAGGCCGGCCAGCCAGGAAGAAAATCGCAAGAGCGTGATGGGTTGCGTAACCGGCGTGATGCCTTAATGGAAGAGCTGCGGTCTGCGGAGACGTTTGATGACTCTCCAATACCGGATATAAGTCCACCGGACACACAAGCTGAGATAGACACTGAGACGGAGCCACAAGGCTCCGTTTCTCGTTCTGGGCCCGACATTTCTGAAATTGCTGCCGGTGTTGTTGAGCAGAATCTAGCTGAGAGAAGGGCGAGGTTAGACGCCGCAGTAGCTCGGGCGAATGAATTAGCGCCGCCAGACGATCCCAATAAGTACGATCCCAATTACCGGCCGATGCGAGCCCAGGATCTTAAATACCTGACTGGCGGCAACTACACGGTTGAAGAAGCGCAACGCATTGGTGAGGAAACCACCCGTAGCAGTACACCCGCGTACAGCCGAATCATTCGTACAGCGCGAACAGAGAATCCAGAGGCTATCGGGATCATAGAGTCGCTACCTGACGCATCGATTGCCCGGTACTTCGATGACGCTGAGCCTCAGTTTGAAGTGTTCACTGGCTATTACGGCGACGATAACAAGAACTTCAGCCAGAAGGTGCATGAGCGCAAAGCCCTTTCAGCTTTGATGGATCGCCACCGTGAGCGTACCGGACAGAATCGGGCACAAAGCAGTTTCATGGATGAGGGGCGCGACACCCTCACCACATACACGGAAGAAGAGCTGAGTGAGCGCGCAGAGAGAGATACCGGCGCGGCGGAGCAGAGAGCGCAGATCGATCGTGAGCGGGAACTGTTTGACCTGGATCCCGGCGAAGGCACGATCTCCGGCACCGCAGACCCAACGCAGACCGACAGAACCCAGGGCTCACTATTCAGAGAAGATAGCGTCGAAGAGCGAAGAGCTACGGCGATGCAAGAGCTGCGGGCCATCCGCGGCAGGATGCGGGATGCGCGTGACCGGGCAAATGAGATGCGCCGGGAAAGCATCGAGGCTATGGAGAGGCGCAGAGAAAGCGAGCGTTCGCTGGCAGAAGCGTTTGATATCCCATATCCGCCCCGGCCAATGGTTTCTTTTGAAAAGATTGAAGAAACTATCGATCGCATTGTTGGCGACAACCAGGCAGCTCGAAACAACATCATTGTGGTTCGTCGGTTCGATGATCTGCCGCAGAACGTGCAGGACGATGCCAAGAACCAGGGCCTCAACAATGTTGCCGCCGCAGTCAATGAGGGCAAGGTATACATAGTCCGTAACCGGATGGTCGATGAGGCTCATGTAGAGCGAGCTATCCTGCACGAAGCCACGCACGTTGGCGCTGCCAAGATGTATGCGGATGAGGGCGTTGAAAAGGCGCTCAACCGTATGTTTGTGGCCATGGGCGGCAAAAAAGGTTTCAACAAGATTGTTGCCGACCTGGGCCTCGAGGACAGAATCGCTCCTTACCGGGACGGCCTGGAGCAGAGCAACTACTCCGGTGAGGTGCGTAACCGCATCCTGGTTGAAGAAGTCCTGGCTAATGTGGGCGAGCAGGGATCTAAGACCTTTAAGCTCAGAGTGCAGGAAGCGATTGGCGCTATCCGCGAATGGTTACGCAGAAACGGCTTTGCCACGCTTGCTGACCTGGGCGTGACAGATATCGTCTATGCGGCTAAGCAGGCGCGCACGGCGTTCTCTGAGGCGCTGGGTGGAACAACAGACACCGACTCCCGATTCTCCGACACCCAGGAAGGGCGTAGGGCCCAGCGAGATGAATTCAATTTCTACTCCGGCATTGAAGAGATCCTGCTGACCAAGGGCGACAAGATATTCAAGGCGTCCAAGAGAAACCCGGACGCATTAGTGCGCGGCGATCAGATCCTTTCCTTCTTGAAGTCCCAGGGCATGAAGCCCGATGAGGCGCGTTTCTCTAGGATTGAGCAGTTCCTCGAGCCAGAGACTCGCTATAGCCGTCAGCAAATCCTCGACTACATGGAGATGAAGGGCCGACCCCGGTACACGGAATACCAGGCAGTCGCTGAGTATGAGCTGGATGAAGATAGCCTGACGAATCTCGGGACTATTGAAGATGAAAAACTATTCTCGGTGAAGGTGATTGTTGACGAGGATCTGATTAACACCTACGTCGATGAGGCGATGGCTGGTGACAATGATTATCTGCTTGAAAGTGCGGTGGAGAATCTTATCCAAAAGTTCGGCAGCGACTCTTCTTTAGCGCAGGCACTCGAACCGTTAATCAATATTCCCGACGAAATAGATGGCGAGCCAGTTTCGTACATGGCGCAGTCTGAAATGCTTGCGGAATTGCTAGACAAGCTGCCGGCAACTTTAAGAGGAACGCTGAAAGAAGAAGTCGAGAAGCTGGCGCGGATACAGGAGGCGCAGAGCCCATATCAGGTTTATTCGATCTCCAAGGCCGTCCAGGAAGCAGTTAAGGAGGGTGGTCAGCAAACCTCAGACGATATGGAATCATTGGCGTCTATCAAAATCTCAGGCAACGAAGATTACGGCTGGAGAGTTACTGCGTATTCATGGCGCGGCCGGGGTGAGGATCGCAAGTTTGAGGAAGTTCTTAACGAAGATGAAACCAGGCTAAACGAAGCGTTTATCCGTGCTCGTTCATTCATATCTGATTTTGAGCTAATGATGGAGGTGCTCGAAAAAGGCAACGCTAAATTCCGTCAGTATTTTGATGATGACTTGGACGGTGAAACAAACTGGTCTGAGTACCGCGAGTTTACGCTTGAGATAGAAAACAACGCCTGGGGCCGGTACCAGGGCGATCACTTCGACGTCAACACGGTCTATGACGTTATTACCACGGATCGCTCTTTCGATATGGTTTCGGCAAGAAATGACTCAATGGCCATCAATACGACGATGCTGGATGGCCTAACCACACCCCAAAGAACCGAATACCTCGAGGGCAAGGCGCTCTTCATAGAAGAGGCTCAGTCAGACTGGAGCACTGCGGTGCGGAAACAGGGCTTAGATATATCCCGTCTAGATCCTGACTTTGATGAGCGGGTAGCTGGGTTCAAGGAAGATTTGGAGTCTGCCAATTTAGACCGCAAGATCATCAACAATGAGCTCGAGGAAATCAGAAAGCGCATTGCCTCGTTCGATGATTACCAGAACGGTGAGCGCACAGATTTCGGGCCCCTGGGGATTGTGCCTAGAGGCCAAAATCCCAGGCAGACTGTCATGGAGGTCAATGGCTACGCATCTGACAGGGCTGTGTCGATGGACACCTATCAGTTGGCGCTTTTGATTTCTGAGCTAGACCCCATCCTGACACAACGCGGCAAATCAGCTTTGTATAGGCTGACTCAGACATCCATTAAAAACCAGGAAGGCCGGCAAACAAAAACGCTGGAACAAACCATCAAAGACGATGAGCACGGTGGCCTGCCTCGCGTAAGAAAAACTATCCGTGAAAAACTCCGCACGATGTTTGAGGACGGCAACTCTATAAACTTTGCGCCGGGCATATCCGGGCCAGAAAACCTCAACCGCCGGATGGACATTTTCGAGAAATACGACTTGTCTATTGGCAATTCGCTTTCGATTTTGCGCTATGGCCCGCTCAAGCAGAGAGTGCTCGGTTACACGCCGGAGCAGGCTTCAGCATCCTTTAACTTTGAAGCGCCTTCACAGGCACCTAGCAACCCAGAGCGCGCTGCTTACACGCCGAGCCAGGATGAGTTAGCTAACGCGCTCTTTGAGTATGGTCGGCTGCTTGATGAGTCTACTGAAAACGAAAAGCAACTAGAGGACGCGCAAGAGAGGGTTGATGCGACTGCAAATCGCCTGACTTCAGAGCGCATCGCGGCTAGACCTCCGCTGCCTGGGGATAAGTACATCCGCCTGGCGGCGCAAAGAGCCTTCGCAACAGCGGCTGAAGAGGCCAAAGATTACCTAGTGGTTACTAGCTCGAACCGGCCCGGTACGCGGTGGGGTAGAGACTACACGGCAATCTATGACCAGAAGTGGCGCAAGGAGATCGAGAAGGTGTCCGGCGCTAAAGCTGTCCCGGTGACTATACACGGCAAGGTCGCGGATAAAGAGCTAGCGACCGTAGATAAAGTTATGGCGGAGCTTCAAGTTCAAAAGGTAGAAAAAGGCCGCTACATGGAGGAGGACGGATTTGAGTCCCGTATGGGCGGTTATAACGACTGGACTGTAGATATTCGCTACCCAAACCCTGAGCTTGGATTGCGCGGAAAGTTGCCTGATGGCACCCAGGCAGATATTCCCACCATGATGAGTGGGCAGATCCGCGTGTACAGCACTCCTGCAACCCCGATAAACAGCAGGGAAGAGGCAGTCAAGCAAGCGAAGATTGTGCATCGCAATAGATTGCTCGACTCAATCGGTGTGGCCGGTTGGGCTGTGCCAATTACTGAGCAGGCAGTCGAGAAGCAGCGATCTGAAGGGATTTCCCTGTTCTTGAATGAGCCTAGCCAGTTCCAGAAAGAGAACGAGCGCATCCGCGAGAAGGATGTCACCCTGGTAGAGAGAGTGAAGAGGAAAGCCAGGCGTGAGCTCGCTCCTGGCGGGTTGCTGCCTAAAGCCGTATTTGACGAGAAGATCACCCGCGACAATCAACTGGCGTCCGTCGAATTCGATACGGTTTATTACGTCAAACAGCTCGAGAAGGCGGTTAAGAGCACAATGGGTGGAGCCATTGAGGCGTTGCCGGCAGATCAGCAAGCCAGGCTGAATGAGTCCCTGGCGGGCAAGCTGGATGACTCACTACCGCAGCCGGTCAAGGAAGCCATCATTGGCATGAGAGAGAGCATTGATGGGCTGTCTAAGCAGTACATCAAGATCCTCGATCGCCAGGCAGGGGAGCTCCTAGCGACGTTCTCAGGGCCCCAGAGAGAGCTCCTGGACGCCTATATGAGAGCGTCTGAGGTAGACAATAAGCGCGAAGCTAATGCCATTCTCGACCAGGCAAAAGCGCAGTTCCAAGAGTCTGCTGCGGCAGAGGGAATGAGCACTGATTTGCGCCAGCCAATCAACGATATTCAGAAAGCAATATCTCAGCTCAGTCTGCTTAACGTCATTCGCTCCAACACCGGCAAGTATGTAAACCGATCGTACCGGGCGTTCGATGACGCTAACTGGTTCGAGAATGTGCCGGATAACGTGCTGAATGACGCCAGGAGATATCTGAGCGAGCGGATGGCGGATTCGGGCATGGATCCTGATCGCATTGCTGCGCGTGTTGAGGTGGTGCTGAATGACATTCTCAAGGAGGGCACTGCCTACGGATCGATGGAGTCCTTCATCAAGGAGTCCAAACTGGGTGCTAAAGACTTGTCGATCTTGCAGAAGCGGAAAGACATAGCGCCTGAGATTCGTGCGCTCCTGGGTGAGTACCAGGATCCCCGGGTCAACTACGCCAAGACCACAACTAAGATGGCGCGGCTGATTCATAACACCCGGTTTTTGGATAAGGTGAAAGAGATCGGGATGGGTAACTTCTTATTCACGGAAGATAACCGGCCACCAAATACCACCAGGATCGCAGTAGAAGGCAACAAGTCCCTAGAGCCGCTGAACGGTCTGTACGCCCCTCGAGATGTTGCCCAGGCATTTTCGGACGCCGGCAAGGTGCGAGACTTTATCGGGATGCCAGAGGCGATCATTCGTCTGAACGGTGGCATTAAGTTCGGCAAGACCGTCCTGGCACCGACTACCCAGTTCAGAAACTTCATGTCTGCTGCCTTCTTCGCTATGGCGAACGGCCACTGGGATCTGACAAAGACGCAGAAATCACTTTCGGTCATGCGCGAATACTTCACTCGCGATGGCGACAAAGGAAAGCTCGCGTACCTGAGAAGGCTGAAAGAGCTCGGCGTGGTTTATGACACACCCTTTGCCGGCGAGATGATGCGTCTGCTGGAAGAAACCAAGTTGTTTGATGGTGAGCGCGCAGAGATGGGTGCAGTCCAGGGCACAGTCAAAGACCTGGCAACGGTCGCGCAGCGGATGTACCAGTTTGGTGATGACTTCTGGAAGATCGTCGGATACGAAAACGAAAAGGCGAACCTCTTGGGTACGGGCATGAGCGAAGCAGAGGCTGAAGTCGAGGCCGCAAACCGCATCCGCAATACCTATCCGACATATTCCCTGGTCGGTAATTTCGTGAACGCGCTGCGGAGATTCCCGCTCGCCGGCACATTTGTCTCCTTCCCGGCTGAAATCATCCGTACTCAGTACAACATGATTAAGATCGCCGCGCAGGATATGCAGACTCCCGGCCGCAGAGCCCTAGGTGTCAAGCGGTTGACCGGGATGAGTATGGCTGCGGCTATGCCTTATGCCATTCAGTCCATCACTAAAGAGATGTTTGATGTCTCTGATGATGAGGAAGAGGCGATCCGCCTTATGTCTCCGTACTGGATGGAAAACTCCAACTTCCTGTATATGGGACGCAACCAGAAAAGTCAGCTTGAGTATTTAGATGTTTCCTTTATGGATCCGTACAACTACTTCAAGCGTCCGATCAACGCGGTTCTGCGTGACCAGCCCTGGGAAGAAGAGTTTATTTCTGCGGCGAAGGACATGGTTAGACCATTTTTCGGATCGGACATTCTTGCCACAGCATTGTTTGAGGTGGCCAAAAACGAGAAGGCAACTGGTGGGGCAATCTACAACGATAGCGACACTGCCGCACAGCAAGCTGCGGATATGGCTTCTCATGTTTCTAAGGCAGTGGAACCAGGGATCATTGGTAACGCCCGGAGAATCTATAAGGCTGTAGAGGCCCCGGCCACTCCATACGGGAAGGTCTACACCCTCGAGGACGAGACTGCTGCTTTTTTCGGGTTCCGCACCACTACATTCGACCCCAAGACTGCATTGCGGTTTAGATCGATAGAGATCAAAGAGCGCCGTAATGAGGCCAGCACACAGCTAAAGCGCGTTCTCAGGGATCCTAACCAGTTCGGAGATGAAGGCGTACAGGAGGCCGTAGAGCGCTCCCTGGAGATGCGTCAGCGCACGTTTGACGAAGCATTGAGACTGATCTCTGCGTCCAGGTCAGCCGGGCTAAATACCGTTCAGATCCAGGAGACCTTAAAAGCGGCTGGCTTCGGCCGGCTGGACATGGGCTACCTGATGCAAGGCGAAGTGCCTCCCATGATGCTGAGCGCAGTATCTGTCAGGAATGAGTACCTGGCAGCTCTCAGGGTTCTCGGCCCAGAGAAAGCGCAACAAGTGGCGGAGAGGTATGGCATAGCCGCTGAGATTCTTGCGGAACAATTCGAGCAGTAGCCATGGATCCGTTATCTATGCTCGCGATGGCTGGCACCGTCGTGAAAGGCATTGAAGGATTGGTTGCCAGGGGTGCTGAGATCGAGAAGGTAGCGGTCAAGCTGGGCCAGTGGTACACGCTGGCTTCAGATATAGCCCAGGCAGAGGCGGAGGCAGAAAGCCCGCCATTGTTTAAGCAGTTATTTGATGGGGAATCAGTAGAACAGGAGGCGCTAAACGCCACAATCGCTCGCCAAAAACTGAAGGAGCATGAGGCTTCTATCAGATCGATGATCTGCATGGTCTATGGCACTGAGGTTTACCGCGAGATGATGGCGATGCGGCGGGAGATCAAGGAGCGCCGGGAGCGGACACTATACAAACAACGAAAGCGCCGGCAGCTCCTGCTCGACTGCATTGCAGTGTTCCTGGGTATTTGTGTTAGCGGCTTTGTCATTTACTCCGTTTACTCGCTGATAACTTCAGTTTGAATATCAAGCTCACCCTGGCCGAGATGCAGATTGCGGCCCAGGTTGGCATACAGCGACAAATACAAAACCTGAAAAACGGAGCTGTCCCGGCGTATGGCGCTGGAAACAAAAATGACTGGCAGCTCCATATCGAAGGTGCCCTGGGGGAAATGGCGCTAGCCAAGCACCTGGGTATCTACTGGGACGGGAAAGGGAAGATGCGGGCCCCGGATGTTGGCGATGTTGATGTCCGAACCAGGAGCAAGCACACATACGATTTGATTGTTCACGACCGTGATGATGACGGTCGCTTTATTTATCTGCTGACCGGCGGCAACGGGGAATACCGTTTCCACGGAGGAATTTACGCTCGAGACGCTAAGCATGAACGGTACTGGAAAGATCCAGCAGGCGGCAGGCCAGCCTATTTCGTTCCCCAGGCCCACTTACAGAATCCAACAACCCAATAGGTACATCAATATGACTTTTATCAGATCGATCGGCAAAGAGTGCAAGTCGAGAATGTTGCACTTAACTGAAGCAGAAGCCGGCTTTGTTTTTATCGCCGGGGTTTCGTTCAATCTATTTTTGATTGGGCTCATCGCTTTCCTGTAAGCCATGCAACCCAAGTTTGTCTATGCCGGGGAGGTTGTGCGCTGGATCGATGGAGATAGCGTAGTCCTCGACATTGACTGCGGATTCGGGGTTTGGATCCGCAAAGAGTCATGTCGCTTGTACGGTATCGATACGAGCGAAACCAGGGGCGGCACCCCGGAGCTGAAGTGGCTCGGCAATCTGGCAAAGCAGTTCGTCAATGATGCCGTGCCCCCGGGCTCGAAGGTGGTTATCAAGACGCACCTGGATAGAAAGGGCAAGTTTGGTCGGATCCTCTGCGAGCTGTACCGGGATGGATCCGAAACCAGCCTCAACGAAGAGCTAAAACAGCAACGCCTGGCTGTGGATTATCACGGCCAGAATAAAAAGGAATTGCTAGAGCTGCATGAGCTTTGCATCGAGCACCACAAATCCAAGGGAACCATGTAATGCGGCATTGCTATGTCTGTAACAAGGCAGGGGTGCCAATTCGAGATGCGTTATGTATTGACTGCCGGGAGAAGAGAGCGTGGAAACTATTATCCTTGCGCTCGTCCTCGACTCCTACGCCCACACATGGCTACCAAATTCAAGAACCAGGCTCGGACACTTTCGCGTTTGCGTGTACCGCGAATATAGGCCAGTCAAAGACCCCTCCAAAAGATACACCTGGTATCTGCACCCCTACATAAACACCTACTGCGATCCATATGTGATCTACCCCCTGCAAAACTTGCCAAACCCACC